AAGAAATGAAAGTCCGTGAAGCAGCCAAACTCTTTGAGAAGTACGATAGCCAGACTAATAAGAAGATGGCTGAACACAATCGGGGAGGTGGCTCTGTACGCAAGCCCGTTCGGTCAACGAAAGGTGCGAGCCGAGATGACCAGTATGATCGAGCCAAGTTTATCTACAGAAAAGCAGCGCAGGCACTAACCGCCAACCATCCTCTTAAAGACGAGAAGGGTAGGCCAACACCAGCCGCCATGCAATTTAAGCGCTGGGCTGCATCTGTTCCGAAGAATGAGCAAGATTTACAAGAATTGAAATCACTTGGAAAACGATTGAAAGAGCGCTACAAGCCTAAGTGAAGATTTTCCAGTCTTACTACAGAGACGACCAAAAGGCACATCTGCTGCCTAACACAATCCATCTGGACACAAGAAGCATAGAGTGTCCGAGATTAGAGTACGACCTATTTAAACACCTGAGACCTGAAGGCGACTTCGGTCTTATAAGCTGGAAGTTCTACCGCAAGTCCAAGTTAGACGACTGGGAAGAAGAAGCAAGAGAACTTCTCAAGCACTACGATGCGGTGATTATTAACCCATTCCCCGCAATATCTGCGGTGAGTTATAACTGTTGGCAGTCCCATCCGAGGCTTATAAAAGTGGCTCAGGATATGGTGGACACCAACGAGTTCCAAGTGGATATGGCTTTCTGCTCCTACATACTAGGAAAGAAAGACTGGTGGGACAGATACTTTGAATTTATGGAGAAGCACCTCAGTCACCCAGGGCTAAATCAAGACGCTGGGTACTGGAGAGGTAGTTTCACAATGACTCCATTTGTGGTGGAGAGACTTCTTAACTACACACTAGAAGGTGCATATATCTGGCAGTACTCGGAGGAGCATCACCTAAAGAAGTTCGGCACTACAGAATTTCACGAGCTAAGAGAGATCAAACCAGACTTCAATGCCTGGGCAGAGAGAGCAAAGACCTATGACCTAGTTGCAGTGTGCAAACGAGACGACAATGGCTGAGAGACTAACACCACTGACGAGCAGAATTGACGCACTCAAGCGCCAACTCTACGATGCTCTGACAAACCCAAAAGACTATTTGTCTATGGTTGGTGGTCGTGCAGCAGAGTCTTTGTATGCCACACAACAACTTCAGAAGCAGGCTTTTAGTGATCCTCGTAACCCATTCAAAGTAACAAACGAGAATGCACTACGCCAACTCACAGATGCGCTGATGTCTGGGCCATTGGGGTTTGCGCCTGCGGGGATTACTGCATACCACGGATCACCCTACCTGTTTAAGCAATTTGACCCTATGAAAGTAGGAACAGGAGAGGGAGCGCAGGCTTACGGTGTAGGCGCTGGATATACGGCAGAGGCAAGACCTGTCGCTGAATGGTATAGGTCTGCAATAACTAAAGACAGGTATGCAACGCAAGATGGTATTTTTCAGCCTAGCAGTCTTGAACACTTAAATGTTAAAGCGACACTAAGGAAAGATGGCCTAGACAAAGCTATCGAAGTTGCTAAGAAATATGCCGTTCCTGATTCTGATTACCCAGAGGTTGCGGCAAAAGCAGCAAGAGACTTGCAAATTCTTGAGGGGTTAAAAGGTTCTGGTGGCATCAAACCTATGCAAGGCTATCTCTACAAAGGAGATATCCCAGACGAGATCATTCCGAGCTTCTTGGATTGGGATAAGCCGCTAAGTCAACAGTCCAAAGAAGTTCAGAAAGCATTGGCAAAGATTGATCCAGATTCTTTTTCTCCAAAAGGAGACGATTACGCACCAGAAGAATTGGGGCAAATGATTTATGCTCGCATTGCAAATAGTCCATTAGCAAAGACGCAAGGCGAGGCTAGTGCGGTGTTGGAGCGTTTTGGAATTCGTGGGATTCGTTACTTAGACCAGACAAGTCGTGGAGGAGGAAAAGGAACATCAAACTTTGTCCCATTCCGTCCTGAAGACTTCAAGATTCAAGAGATCAACGACAGACCACTAGAAGAATACATAGCACAAGGATTACTTGCGCCATAGCGTATGATTAGCATTTTCCCGAACAACCACTAAGGATTCGGACATGGAAGAAGTCAACAGAATAGAGCAGAATATTGCAAAAGGACTACCGCCAGCAGCGGGTATGGGCAGACCAAAGGGTGCGCCTAATAAGTCCACCGCAATCGTCAGAGAAGCCATTGCTAACCTCTTAGAGCGCAACTCTCCGCAGATGGACGCTTGGCTTCAAAAGGTTGCAGATGGTGATCTTGAGAACGGAATCAAGCCTGCTCCTGATAAGGCTTTGGATATCATGCAGAAGCTCTGCGAGTACCACATCCCTAAACTAGCGAGGACTGAGGTAACGGGCAAGGACGAAGGCCCAGTACAGATTGAGGTCGGATGGCAGAAGTAAGGCAAATTGTAATTCCTTATAAGCCTCGTCAACATCAACTTATCTTGCATGACAAGGTTGATGCGAACAGGTTTACTGTTGCTGTTTGCCATAGAAGGTTTGGGAAAACTGTTGCGGCTATAAACCACCTCATACGAGCTGCAATCGAGTGTGACAAGTCTAACGCCCGTGTATGTTATGTGGCTCCCTACTGGGGCCAGGCTAAACGAACTGCCTGGGACTACGCCCTAGAGTTCACCAGACCTTTGAACCCAAAGGTCAACATCTCCGAGTTGAGGATTGACTTCCTTGGAGACAAAAGGCTTTCTTTGTACGGAGCAGATAACGCAGAGGCTCTGCGAGGAATCTACATAGACTTCTTGGTGTTGGATGAGATTGGGGACATGAACCCAAAGGTCTGGAATGAAATCCTGAGACCAGCCCTGACCGACAGAAAAGGTAAAGCCCTTTTTATTGGAACCCCGAAGGGTGCGAACCACTTCAAAGACCTGAGAGATCGGGCAGAGAAAGAAGATGACTGGTCTCTACTTCAATTCAAAGCGTCTCAAACGGGAATTATCCCTGCTGAAGAACTTGAGGCGGCGAAGAAGGAGATGGGCGAGGACAAGTACAACCAAGAGTTTGAGTGCAGCTTTAACGCTGCTGTGGAGGGTAGTTACTACGGGCAGATACTCAACTCCTTGGAGCAGCAGGGTAGGTTCTGCGAAATCGTCAGAGACGACCTCTGTAAAACCTACGCAGCGTGGGACTTGGGGGTTGGGGACTCGACCTCGATCTGGATTGCTCAGGTGGCGGGACAAGAGATTAGGCTCATGGACTACATTGAAAACCACGGACAGGGACTGGACTGGTATGTCCGTGAACTTAAAAGCAGGAACTGGGAGAAAGCACAGATGCTCCTCCCTCACGATGTCGAGGTTCGAGAATTAGGCACAGGCCGTTCCCGACTAGAGATGTTAAGAGAAGCTGGGCTGGACTGCACAGTCGTACCACGGCTTCCTGTAGACGATGGGATCGCATCTGTACGCAGACTATTGCCGAGGTGCTGGTTCCACAAGGCCACGAAGCAGGGTCTCGACTGCTTGATAAATTACCGACGAGAATATGACGAGAAAAGAAATGTATTCTTTGACAAACCCTTGCACGACTGGTCATCACACGCTGCTGACTCTTTCAGATATTTAGCGGTAGGGATGGACACAACAACGAGCTGGGGCAAGCCTCTCCCAATTAAAACCAACTGGATAGTTTAATGACAGAGAACGAAATCAAAGCGATCCTAGACTCAGAGATACATGACGCTCTGGGCTATATCGAGACAGAAACGACAGAGCTTCGTCGCAAGGCAATCCAGTATTACAACCGTGAAGGCTTCGGCAACGAGGTTGAGGGTCGCTCCACTATCGTCACCGGAGAGGTCGCAGAGGCCGTAGACGGGGCTTTGCCTGCCATCCTAAGAGTCTTCACTCAGTCAGATGAGGCGGTACGCTTTGAGCCTTCTGGCCCTGGCGATGAGGAAAAAGCAAAGCAGGCGACTGAATACTGTAACTGGGTGTTCTACAGAGACAACCCTGGTGTGACGATCATGCACACATGGTTCAAGGATGCTCTGCTTCAGAAGAACGGAATCATCAAGGTCTACTGGGACGAGAAGGAAGAAGTCAACACCGAGTCATACGAGAATTTAACGCAAGAAGAACTCACCATTCTTCTGTCCGATGAGCAGTACGAAGTCGTAGAGCAAGAGGAGATTCAGGTAGGTGAGCAGCCAGCACCTCCGACTCCAGAGCAGATGATGATGGCGCAGCAAACTGGACAAGCACCAGAGCCCATCATGCAGCCTGTCTTTGCCTACAATGTGAAGATCAAGCAGATCGACCGCAAGGGCCGAGTCGTAATTGAGAATGTGCCTCCCGAGGAGTTCATCATCTCCAAGAAGGCACGAGACATCCCCTCTACTCCGTTCTGCGCTCACCGCAAGCTCTCAACCCGTTCCGATCTAATCGCTATGGGTTATCCAGAGGATGTGGTCAACGATCTGGTGACCTACGAAGACCTTGAGTTCACGCCAGAAAAGGTGGCTCGATACACGCAGGGTGAGCAACCGCTAGACCGTCAAAGTCTTGACCACTCAATGCAAGAGATCGAGGTATACGAGTGCTATATCCGCATCGACGAGGATAAGGACGGGATCGCTGAACTCCGTAGGATCGTCTATGCAGGCATGGAAGTATTGGAGGACGAGGAGATTGACTATGTGCCGTTTGCCTCTGTCTGCCCGATCCCGATGCCGCACAAGTTCTTTGGGCATAGCCTGGCAGACCGGACAATGGACTTGCAGCTTATTAAGTCTACGATCACCCGCCAGATTCTCGACAACCTGTACCTAACCAACACACCGAGAGTTACGGCAGTAGAGGGCCAAGTCAACCTTGACGACCTCCTGACGCAAGCAGTGGGTGGTGTGGTGAGGGTGAAGAATCCATCGGCTATTGGGCAGCTATCTATCCCTCCTGTAGCGGCTCAGTCGTTCCCGATGCTCCAGTACTTGGACGGCATTCAAGAGAAGCGCACAGGGGTCAGCATGGCCTCGCAAGGGCTAGACCCCAACATCCTCCAGAACACGACTGCAACTGCGGTAGCGGCAATGCAAAACGCTGCTGCAAGCAAGATCGAACTCATGGCTCGGATGTTCGCTGAAGGCGGTGTGCGGGACATGTTCAAGAAGATTCTGCACCTACTCTGTAAGTACCAAGACAAGCCTCGTGTAGTCCGACTCCGTGGCAAGTATGTCTCCATCGACCCTCGTGAGTGGGACAGTTCCTATGATGTAACCGTGAATGTTGGTCTGGGGACTGGTAATCGCCAGGAACAAATGGCTATGCTTGCAATGGTTCTACAGAAACAGGAGCAACTACTTGGACAGGGCGGCATTGGTCAGGCTTTGGTTGGAATCGCACAGTATCGAGCCACGCTTGGCAGATTCATCGAAAGCGCTGGTTTTAAGGATTCCACTGAGTTCTTCCGTGAAATCCCTCCCGAAGCAGAGCAGGCGATGGCTCAGGCGCAGGGGCAACCCGATCCCCAGATGATGATGTTGCAGCAGCAGATGCAAATGCAACTGCAAGCAGCACAGGCCAAAGCCCAGTCAGACATCCAGATCGACCAAGCAAAAGCGCAGGCAGAGATTCAACTAGCTCGTGAGAAGGCAATGGCTGAGATTCAACTGGCAAGAGAGAAAGCAGCGGCAAGTCTTCAACTCAAGACTGCGGAGTTCCAAGCAGAGGCCCAACTTAAAGCAGCAAAGGTTGGCTCAGAGATAACCGGAAACATCGAAATCCCTGGTGAATACTGATAACTGGCCCGAGCGTGCCTTAACGCTCCTGAATGACGAGTTTTTTACTTCTGTTGTAGAAAAACAACAACAGGGGTATATTTCCACCATATTGAATAGTTCTGAGACTGATGTAGACCTTCGAGAGAGGGCGCTCATCAAACACAAAGCTATTGAGGAGTTCATTGCGTCAATCCAATCTATTGCTGACAAGCGAGCGATAGAGAAGAAACGCTTCAAGATTTTTTAACAGGAGTCTTAGATGGAAAACACCAACCCTAACGGGAGTGCATTAAGTGTAAGTCAGGCCGCTGGACAGTTTCTCGGACTCATGGAAGGTGAGGAGGCGCAAGCCCAACCAGACCCTTCTGATGTGATTGAGAATACAGTCGAGCAGGAGGAGGTGCAGGAAGACCTTCACGACGATGACTATGACGAGCCAGAAGAAACGACCCCCACCTATCGTGTCAAGGTAGGCAAGGAGGAAGTCGATGTTTCTTTGGATGAGCTTGTTCAGGGTTATAGTCGGACTAAGGACTACACTCGCAAGACTCAAGAGGTCGCAGAGCAGCGTAAAGCAGTCGAGGCTGAAAGAGCCAAGATTGAGGAAGCTGCGGTACTTCGTGACCAGTATGCTCAACGCCTTTCCATCATTGAGCAGATGCTCCACCAACCGGAGCCAGACCTATCTCAGTTGAAGGAAACTGATCCCATCGGCTATGCCGTAGCGGTCGCTGAACAAACTGAGAGGCAAAAACAGTTAGCCGCAGTCCAGCAGGAACGGGCAAGGTTGGCCCAGCAACAACAGTTTGAGCAGCAGGAGCGTCTGAAGACGCATCTAGCGAGCGAAGCCGCAAAGTTGCGAGAGGCGATCCCCGAATGGCAGGATGAAGTAAAGGGCGAAGTCATCAAGCGAGAGATTCGTGAATACGCAAAGTCGGTCGGATTTACAGACCAAGAGCTTTCGCAGGTCTATGATTCTCGTGCCGTGACCGCACTTTACAAGGCAGCCCAGTACGACAAACTCATGAAAGGCAA